AACAAACTAAAAAGAAATGTTAGAAGATTAAAGAAAATATTTGGGTGATAACGATGGGAACAACCATATCGCCAAGCGACTTTACCGAAATAAATCCCGACTATTCACAAGGCAGGGGATTTTATACTAATGCAACAGAAGTCGCTAATCTATTACAAATACCTGCTTTTTCAAATAGCACTTATCCAACAGTTGCTCAAGTTGGAAATATAATAAAAAGAGTTGAAGGAATTATTGATGATAAAGTCAAGCGTTCCTTTAGACCAATTATTACTAAAGACGAATACCATAACTTTGAGTTTTCAAGAAGGCCACATAAAACATACTTTGGTGGCCATGTTGGATTTGTTCAACTAAAACAAATGAAAGTTAGAAAAATAGTTTCCTTATTAGTTTGGCAAGGCGGTTCATATGAAGAGTTAGCATCAGCACAAGCAAAAATACATCTTCTTGATAATTTTAGAGATTTAAATTCAATCATATTACAACTGCCTAATAGCGGTGTATCTTTTGAGTTGTTATCGGAGAATGACATAACTGATTTAGCAAATAGTGAATTTTGTAATACATTTGGATTAAAAACCACTAATGATGAGATTACTGCACTAATCAATGAATCCTTCCCTTCTGCTACATCTTCTTTTACAGGAGCAACTGCACCAAAGGCTCTAACCTCTTCTAATCTATCCATTTCCGACTTTTTCTATGCCTCAAAAGATAAGAATAATAGCAAGCAACTTCTCATTTCCTCCCTACTTTCCGGTGATGATGGGGCAGATTGTGTATTAAAAGCAACCATAAAACAATCATGCACTACTGCTAACTCATCAACTGCTCTTACTGTTGCGGATTCATCTAAATTAGGTGTTGGTATGACTGTTAGCGGAACAGGCATTACAGGAACAATTACTATTGCTTCAATTACAGATGGAACAAATGTTGTATTAAGTGCGCCAGCGTCAGCAAGTGGAACAAATGTTCTTACATTTACTGCAACAGATACAATACCAACAGTTTGTAATCTTGTTGATTTTACAGACAAAGAAGATTTGAATAGGCTTGGTTCTTTTTGGACAATCGGTGAAGAAGGGCGGATATTCTTTTTCAATGATTATCCATTCCATGCTAATAATTCTGTAATAGTTTCTTATGTTGCAGGTGATGGTAGAGTTCCTTCTGCAATACATGAAGCCGCTACAAAATTAGTTTCGGCTGAAATAATAAGACATGACGACCAAAGCGTATTAATTGCAGAAACAGGAGCAAATATTTCTACAAAGGAAAAGTATGATATTCTCCGTAAAGAGGCTATGGACACTCTAAAAGGTAAAGGCGACCTTGTATATTTTCTTGATTAGGTGATTCTATGGCTTTTGAAATAGATATTAAAAAGTTAGAAGAACTTTATGAAATAGAAAAAGAAAGACAACTTGCTATGAAAGAATTATCGGAACAATTAGGATATGATATTTCATTTAGTGATGAAGAAACAATACAGAACGCATTACAATCATATAATATGTATCTTAGCAAATCAGTAGAAACGGAGGTATTGGCATTGATGAAGTCTCTCTTCTCTTAGATTTGTTATCAACTCAATGGTCGTCTAATGCTACTGCATTAGTTAGTTCGGGAGATATTGATGTTTCCCATGCAATTACTCCCGATTTTATTGATATTAGAACAACAACGGCTAATAAGGGAGTAAGAGTTGATTTAAGCAGAACACCTGCAACAATAGTTGTTTTTGAAGATTCTCAAGATGTTGAATACCCAACGGTTCATTATGATATTAAAAACGAAACATATTCATTTACAATTCATATTAGAGTTCTACATGATGAGCGTTCCGGTTTAGATGCCTCTTATGGCAAAGATAGGCTAAGGGCTATATACTTGATACTTAGTAGGGTTGTTGAAAGCAACAGGCGTGGATATACTGCAAGCGATGGTTCAAGGTTTAATCAATTATTTTTAGGTTCAAGAAATGAAAGTAATGACAGGGCGAAGAGGTTATTTGGATATAAGATTACATTACAAGCAAAAAAATTCGCAATTAGTGTTCCCTCGTAAGTAAGTAAGGAAAGGGGAGAGATAAGATGGTAAATAAAGACATATTTTTAGGAAGTGGAGCAAGTTTAAACCTTGTTCCGGAATTAGATTTTAGAATTAAAAGTGCGGCTAATCCACAAGCAGGACATACTTCTGTTGATTTACATTCGGATATGGCGCATTTTAGTTTATTAACTAACTTATATGAAGGTTCAATGTTAGAATTTTATTCAACCGCAGGAACGACTAATGTTGCTGAAATAACAACTCTTACTCTCTCAAGTGATACTAAAACAGATTATAATGGAGACTACTTAATATTTACAGTTTTAGCAAATAATGGTAATGCTTCAACTCATGCTATTTGGTTTGATGTAGGAGGTAGCGATACCGAACCAACACCTTCTGCAAATGCCGGAGGTAGCACAGAAATTCCTATTAGTGATGCAGGAATAACAACAAAAGAAGAAATTGCGGCTTTGGTCGCTAATGCTATTAATGCAGTTTCTAATGTTAGTGCAGTTAGAAATGGTGCAGTAATAACAATAACTAATACTAATGGTGGTAATAATTCAGCCGCAACAACTACAACAGATAATGCAAATTTAACTGTTGTTAGAACACAAGCAGGGGCGCAAATCACTACGGCCGGTGCTTTGGTTTCAACTCATAGAGTAACTTCTAATACTGCTACACAAATTAAATTTACTCCTGCTTTAAGTGAAGGAACGGCTAATCATTACTTTGTTCTAAAAGCATACGGTTCTCCATTACCTGCTCCTAAGAACGGCACAGATAAGAGACTACTTGCTGACAATTGGTTGGGTCTATTAGAAACAGGAACTTTCCCTAATGTTGAGGTTGAAATGAAACAAATGAATCTATCTTTAGGTGGCTCAAGAAATTGGACTTATCAATACAAAGGAACTGAAAACGCAACAGGTGGAAGTTTGGCTTTTGTTCTTACCCACCCGACTTGGTTTTATTATTTCTTAGGTGCTTGTTCTAACTTTCAAAAGGGAGATGGTTCTACTTTTTCAGGAAGTTCTGCGGCCTTATCCGATTTATTAACCACAAGTGCATCAGGTAGTAATAATAAATTCTTAATTGATGCTTCGGGTCATTTTGCTCAAGGGCCAATTATTTACAGAACAGTCGCAGATAAAATTGTTCCTCCATTAATGGAAGGAGACGCAACAGGAAATATGGATATAGTGCCTGTTCCTACGGCTTCCGGAAGTAATGGTGTAAATTTGTTTAGATATACCTTTAGCGAAGTTGAAGGAGATATTCTTCCTTCATTCGCTTTGGAACAAAGCATTAGTAAGTTAGATGGTGCAGTTTCTAATCATTATAAAACCGGAACAGATGCTCTTGAAGATAATAACTTTGTTAGAATCGCAAGAGGAAATATGGTGAACGATATTAGTTTAACCGCTAATGAAAATGAAGAAGTTAAAATGACCATGAATCTAAACACAAGAAATGTTCATCTGCCAAATACTGATGCAGTATATGAAGCAAGAAACGGCCAAGCCACTAATACATCTTTAATAAATTATAATACGGAACAAGAATCCTTTAACGAACCTTACTTTTATTCCGGTGGAAGTTTCTCAATCTTTGGCGAAAACTTCTTGAAGATAACAAGTTTTACTTTGAATATGAATAACTCATTAGAAGATAAGAGATTCTTAGGTTCTCAAAGTAAATCCATAAAAGATGCTATACCTGCTCAAAGAACCTATGAAATTAGTTTTACTGCTATGATTACTGACAACAGACTTTTTAGAGAATTATTAGACAATACAGATTCAGCAGAACAAGCGGCAGGAACAAATAATATTGTTTTGACCTTTGCTAAACAAGGAAACCCCGATGAAAACTTTACAATTACTTTAACAGATTATCTCTTAAGTTCTGCTAATGTTACTATTCCCGATAATAAGGGTGCGGTAACAATTGAAGCAACAGTTATGCCGAGAAAATGTTCAAGCATTGTTGCTAATACTAATTGGATTTTACAAGGGTGATTTACATGGGTAAAGGCCATACTCTAAGAGAGAAACTAAGAATGTTTCAAGAAAAAAAGGTTGAAGAACCTAAACCTAAACCTAAAAGAAAAAGAAAATCTAAATTAGAAAAGTAATATTCCACCAACACCGTTTGTTTGTTTGTTGGTTTTGAAGGTGGATAACATGGATAAAAAAATAGTAAGTGATAAGTCGGTGCTTTTTGCACTACAAGAGCCTAAGATGCACTATATTAAAGTTGCAGAAGATAAAGAAGAATACCTCAAGATTTGGGTCAAAGAACCAACTTGGCTTGAGGTTGATAAAGCGATGAATAGCATGATGAAAATTGATGCTAAGAATCAAGACATGAATATTGATTTGAATGCCATGTTTAAATTTATGGTTGAAAATTTTGTGGTTAAAACAGAACCGCATCTTTCAGCAATTGACATTCTAAGATTAACTCCTTATGTGGGTAATCAACTAAAGGAAATATTACCTAATCCTTTTACAACGCTTGAAGGTGATGAAGAAAAAAACGAATAATGAGAGAAGTTATTAGGGGAAAAAGACATGACCCCAAACGACTTTCTCTCGTTATTGTTTATACTCTCGCTAAAGCCTTAGCGATTAGCCCATTAGAGATTTATAGGATGCCAGCGAGTTTAGTAAGCGATTTGCTTATAATCCACAGCGAGATAGAAACAATCAAGGCGGAAGAAATAGAGAAGATTAGTTCCGACTCGCAATCAAAATTACAAAGTCTTAGGTGAATTTTATGACTGAACAAGTGCCGCTTCCTCAAATTACAAAAAAGGTTGCTACGCTTAAAAAAGAAGTTAAGTCCTTTGAAAGCCAAATATTGGCTTTAATGAAAACTCAAAACAATTACTTAAGGTCTTTAGACAAGGTAATTAAAAAAGAAAAAGAAGAAATTAATTTAAAAAAATTAAATAAAAAAGAATTAAGAGAACAAGTAGAATTAGTTAAAGGGTTTTCAACAAGGACTAAAATACAAACAGCCGTTCAAAAAATGAATAATAATGAATTTAATTTAGGAATTAAGACTCTTTTAGATTATAGAAAGGCTGGTGGAACGACTTTTGAGTATTTAGCGACATTTATGACTTCTACTAAAGAAGAAGTCCAAATATTAGGTTTTCATGCAAGTGCGGCAAGAAGAGTTCTTTATGGGTTTTTTCCGCCCGGAATGTTTAGAATCGTTAATAAATTAGCAACGGGATTAAATACATTAGGTGGCGGTTATAGGTCAATAAAGAAAATGATTCAAGAAGCGGGAGATGCGACAAAAACCAGTAATAATATCTTTACATCTTCTTTTAAACTTCTTAGCAAACTTAATGTCGGAAAAGCAACTAAAAAAGCCTTTACTATTTTTGGTTCAGATAAAGAATTAAAAGATGCTCAAGATAAACTTTTTAATTTAACTAAAGCAAATAAAGCGGCTCAAAAAGAACTTAGAGATATGGAAAAATCTGCTAAAAATAACTTTGAACTTCTCAATTCTCCTGCTTATAAAAAAGAAAGAAGAGAAAAGAAAAAGAAAGCAGGGGAAGCAAGGTCAGCGATGACGAAACAAAAAAAGGTTGTAGAAGGAATACAAGAAGATGGAATGGGTAGTGGTCTTAAAGGCTTTTTTTCAAGATTTGGAAAATCTATGAATCCCTTTGGGAAGGATAAAGGCGGTGGAATACTTAACAGAAGAAACATAAAAAAACTTTGGAATAGTAAAGCGATGAAAAAAGTTGGTAGAGGATTAAATATGTTTTTTTCAAAGAAAGGTATTTTTGGTCTTAAGAATTGGTTTAGAGTAGGAATAATGGTATTAAAGTCTCCATTCAAATTGGTAGGAAAAGCCTTCGGTTTAATTAAAATGGTATTTAGACCAATGATGACATTTTTAGTAATGACAATAGTTTATATTTCTATAATTTCTCTAATAGTGGTTTTTATGTCAAAAACAATAGGGGAAGCGTGGAAATTTACTAAATCAGTTGTTGCTCCATTTATAGCAATAATGGTAAATGCATTAGCAAGTATTTGGGATGGAATTAAAGAAGTATTTTCAGGAATAGTAAATGGTGATTTGTGGCAAATAATAAATGGAGTGTTAGATATTGCTATCGGTGTTGTTCAGTTTGTTATAGGTTTGGCCTTGACTGTCGTTATAGGATTAGGAACATTAGTTTTAAAAATGGCTCATGTTGGTGCAAAAAAATTATTCAAATTTGTTAAGGGCATATTTACAGGTGCAGTAGATATTAAAAAGAATGCTGGTAAAATTCTAATGCTTGTTGCCGTAGTAGTTGCTTTAATCTTTGGTTGGCCTGTTGCTTTAGGTCTATTAATAATAGGTTTAGTTCCATTAATAGTAAAGAAACTATATAATAAATTTAAAGATTTATTTGATTTCTTTAGCACAGGAGGAACTGCAACAGGCGGTATGTCAGTTGTTGGAGAAAGAGGGCCGGAATTAGTTAAATTACCAATTGGCTCAAGAATTAAAAATAACCATGTAAGTAAAAGAACCGCTTCATCAAATAGAGGCGGAAACACAATCAATATTACAATTAATGCAAAAGATACTTCCGATGCTGAAATGCGAAGAATAGCAGAAAAAGTCGGAAGATTAGTCAATAATAGTATTAATAGAAATACAGGAATGTCGGGGATAAGGTGATAAAATGCCAATAGATGTAATCAATACTGAACATAATGTTTTTCTAAAAATAAATGCTCACAATAGTTCAGTTGGTAGTCAAGTTGATACTATTCCATTAAAATGTATTTCAGTCGGGGTTGATGTTAGCAGAACAGTTCCGGCTATACCCGTTCCTCTTTCAAGCATAGCAAGGGGTCAATCGGAAACAATTGCGGTTGATTTAGGAATGGCGAGTAAAAGCATTACATTGAGTGGAGTCATTACAAGCGCAACAATAAGAAGAAGCCATACTAAAAGTTCCGGAACATTTACTCCGATAAATATGACCGCAGAAGAATTGGCTCAATTAATTGCATCAGGTGTTGATTCTTCCGGTTTGGCTCATTATCAAAATTTTAATGAATTAGTTTTTCTAATAGAGTCAAACATTGACGAAAACTATGTTGAAAGAAATGCAGTAGAAAGAATACCATTTACCTTTGCTTCAAGAGGTTCGGCATTAGAAAAAGACAATGAGAGAGTTCCATTACCTGCTGATTTCCCAACAGACCAAAACTCAACCGGATTAACAGGCTTTATTGAAAATTTTAATTTTTCATTAGAAGCAGAACAACCAACGCAGATTACTTTTAGTATGAGTTTTAGAGTGGCTAATATTTTCCCATGAGGCGATTTAAATGTATGATATTTATGTAGGAAAGCAAAGAAGCATAGTGTTTCCGATTATGTGTAATGCTCATATAAATATTAATTATGCAGATAATATTGTTGATTTTGCTAATAATAATAATACAACAGATGATGTTCCTTACGGTTTGTGGGGTCATAGCGGGTCTTTTACTTATGAAGCAATATTTACTCCGTATGATATTAATGGAATGGGTGTAGATGGAGCAAGAGAGCGTAGTGTTGAATCAAATAGTGATTTTATAATGCCTAAAGGTTTTAGTGGCGGGGGAAGCCCAAGTAATGAATATTTATCAATAGCAAATAGGTATTCTCATAGTATGGCTCTTTTCCATAATACTAATTTAACTATATCTTTACAAAACACAACAACTACAAATAATAACCAACCTGCTGAATATAAAATTAAAGTAGATATGAAGATAAATGGTGTTAATCAAACCTTTGAAACGGGAACAGTAATTAGCGCAATATCAGATAAAACTTGGTTAAAGGGTAATGTAGAAAATAACTATAATTATCAGGGAATTGATGCTAATGGCAGAATAAAATATGAAGCAGTAGGATTTACAGATGGGGCTATGACGGCAGGTAATCAACCATTCCCTTTAAATTTAAATGGTTCAAGAACAAATCACAATACTTTTTTTATTGGACAAAAATTATTCGTTGATGGCGCAAATGATTTTGAATATATAGAGATTGGAACAGTTACTTTTAGACCGAGTAGCGGAGACATATCTATTACTCCTGCGACTGTTGATGTTGATAGTGGAAAACCCGTTTATATTGAGCCATTTAAAGAACCAAAATACATAAAAAACATGCATCATGTTGCCGTTGTATTTAATGAATTTGATAATATAATAAACATTTTTTATAATGGAGGTTTAGTTCATTCATCAATTCATAATACAAGCGGTATTTTTACATTTGATAGAACAGATTGTTTGATTGGTAGAAACACTACTAATGGCTCAACTTCGGCATCAACCGCTTCTCAATATATGGGAGAAATTCATGAAATGTCAATAGAAAGAGGAACAAAGAAAAAAATAACTTATACTAATTCTTTATTTCCTTTTTATGATAATTCTTTACTATATTTAAGATTTGAAGAGGTGGATGAATAATGCCATCAATATCCATAGACGGTGTATCGTCATCATATAATCAAACTGGTTCTAATGCTTTTTATGATGTTCCTACTAATCCTAAAATGACATTAAATTCTTATGCTAATAATGATAAATTATACACTATTATATATGAAGATGGAACTATTTCAAACGATGAATTTAAAAGAGGGGCAGATACAGGAACTATTTTAACACAATTTTCTAATTTGCATAATACCGAAGGATTTGTTCTTAGATGCTTTGATAGCAATACAGGCGAGGGCGTTAATTTTAATCCAACAGGTAATGATAGTTTGGATAATTATGAATATTATGTTTTAATACATTCAGATAATAAGTTAATGTATCATTTTGCGAAGATAACTTCAATACTTACTCTTGACCCAACAGACCCAAATAGTGCAGGTGATAGTTTTACTTTTTCTCCGAGAATGGGAAATGAAATACCAAAGGGAGTTAAATTTAAAATTTTTAAAGGGCCACCTGTTGCGAGTTTAAATAAAATAGTTGCTATTTCTGCCGGAATAAGTAAAGACATACCTTTGCTAAACATAGCAAGACCCTATTTTTACTTTTATAACGATAAGTTAGAGAAAAAAGGAGAGTTGAATCATAATACTAAATATATGCTAAAATCAAATATTAGTAATGATTTAACAACTTATAGTAGTAGTAGTGCGATAGTTGTAAATACAACTAATAGAGTTTTTCTTACTGTTTCTGATTATAGACATAAAATAATTGATTACAGCAAATTTTCTTATAATATTAAATTAGTGGATAAATTAAGAGAATTAGATGACCCCGACATAGCAACAAGTAATGAGTCTAATACATTACAAGGCCAATTTATTACAAATAGTGATTATAATACCATATTTATAAATGCAAGACGAGTTATAGATGACCAAATAACAAATCCATTAGATTTAACAGGGCCAAAAAGATATGTTTATTATAATTTTTCTCCTGAAGATAATAATAGAATGCCTTCTATATATGAAATAAATATTGCTGATTCTTTTGATGTAAAGGCTGGTTATGCTTCAATTAAAATGATTGATAGCACTAAAAATTTATCAAATAAAATAGACAATAATGATAGATTATTTGTGAATCAAAAGTTAAAAGAAGAATCATTTAACGATTGGGTTGAGGTTGGTGAAATTGTTTCTAATGTAGGATTGCTCTATACATTGACGGGCGATGTAGAAAGACCTAATTTGTATTTTAGTGCAGGTAATGAAATCTTAATAGGAAATAGGATATGTATTGTTAATAGCATCTCTTCTACAAACCAAATTGCTTTAAACACTTCATTTGGTATTCACCCAAGAACAAGATTAGAAACACAATCAAAATTTACCACCGCTATTGGTTTAGTTTTTGCACAAGGAACGAAAGTGTATAGAAGAAGAGTAAATCCTGTTGATAATACTTTTTTTACTAATGCTATAATTCCGCCCGAAAGATTAGATAAATTAAACGGTATTATTATTTCTAATCAATATAAAAATTTTTATTGCACGATGGGGAATTTTATTACTAATGCAGACAAAGACTACGGACTTATAACTATTAATTTTGAAAATAATTTATTAGATAACGATAATGCTTTAAGGTATGTTATGGGAGAACTGTTATTAAATTATCAAGTATTTTTTGGTTTTATTGAAGAGATAAGTAAAAAATTAGAAAATAACCAATCTATATTTGAGGTTCAAGGAAGAAACACACTATCAAAATTGGTTGATGTTATAATAAATAAAAACACTTTATTTTCTGAAGATTTTATCTTGACGGCAGAAAGCCCATTCAATAATACTCAAGCGGTTGGCTATGCAACATGGGATGAAAATAACCCACATATAACATTTGATTCTGCTCAAACTTTAGTCGCTGGCGACCATTTATGGAATAGAAGAGGGGGGTATATAGGTGAAGTAAAGATAGGAAATACAGGAACAGGCTTTGTTCTTGTTCAAGCCCCTTCTTTTAAGTGTGGAAGTAATGTGCAAAATAATGAAAGACATGTCTATAAAGAAACCGATAAAAATTATATCTTCGGTAAGGCTTTGGCTTCTAATAGATATGTTAGTTCTGTTACGAGTTTAGCAGGAGCAAGTGATAAAGGATTATATTTTAGAACGGGTAATAAACTAATAGGGGATTATTCATCTAATTATTCCGAAGGTGTAAAGTTAGCAGGTCTTTCGGAGCATAATGATGCTAATGCTTTAGGGTTTAATATAGAAAATGTGGAGTCTTTACTAAATGATTTACCATTCCAAGCAAAGTTAAGCGGATTAAACGCTCCCGTAGTAAATAGTTTGATTGATTTTACAATACTTGGAGTGAAAGAAAATGATGGGATTAAGACCGTAAAACTTGCTCCATACATGCCTTTAACTTTAGGAAGAGAAGTAGAAAATTATTTGAATTTTGAACACCCTACGACGAGTGGTGGTAATTCAAAGTTAGTTACAATGGGTAGTTTTGTTTCTTATAGTAATACTGATAAAAATATACGATTAAATTCCGACGACGGACTGACTGATATTTCAAAAATTAGAACTTTAAGAGTGGGTGAACCTTTATTTGCGAATAATAATTTTATTGGAAGATATATCGGTGATGATATTGCCGCTACTGCTGATGGTATTGATATAGTTCATATATATTTAGATAGAGCAGTTAGTTTAACAAGCGGTGATTTAATACAATTTTTAGATACAGTCGGGAATATGATTAGGTCTTTGCATTTAATTAATGGTGGCCATCTGCAAAACAACAGATTAATTGATTTAGTTTCCCCAACACAAAATCAATTTAGTCCAAGATTTTACAATTATGATTTAGAATATGCAATTGCTAATCCATCTATTCATGACCCTGAAACTTATGCTTTTAAATATAGAAGTAAGCCACACAGAATATTTAATTTAGAAAAAGGATTGATTGGTGAAAAAAATTATACTTTAGTTAATTTAATTGCTGATAACGACATAACTCCCTTTTATGCCGATGATGCTATATTTAATTACTATGCCGATACTTATTCTGCTTTTGTTCAAACTCTTGGAAATGAGTTTGCTGATAATGTATATCCGAAAGCCATACCTACCAATGGTCTTTTAGGGGTTCAATTACCAATAGGAATGAGAGGAATACGCCCTATAACTTATTCTAATTTTTCTGATAAAAGGTATTATTTATCCCATGCAAATAATAAATTTTTATTTGCTCTTAATCCACAAAATAAAAACAGTTTTATTGCACAGACAGGAGAGGTTTATTCCACTTATCCAAATCCTCTTTTGGTTAGAGATAAATTACAACAGTTAGACCCAAGAGCCGCAAGATTATTTTTATATGCTAATAGAGATAAAACATTTTATAGTTCAAGAAGAAGAGATAGTCTTTTGAATGATGCTAATTCTGTAAGTATAGAAAATTATGGATTATTTTCATCTAAAAAACCAAAACTTACTAACCACTCAATAGCAAAAGATAATATTTTTGGAAATACAGTTTCTTATGTTAATTTTGACTCAGATTATCAACATACTGAAATTATTTCTTCTAATAAAACAGTTAGTAATCTTAAAAGATTTTCAATAATGCGATTAACTGAATGTGTTTTTGACTCATTTATGAACCCAATAAATCCAGAATTTGACATTTCCGGTGATGCTTCCATATCCGCTTCAAATATAGACATGGCTGATATTTACACATCTACAACGACCTTCTCATCAACTTCTTTTCAATCAAATTCAATAACTATGTCGGGAGCAGTTAGCGATATTGTTCAAGGCGATATTATAATTGATGAAACCAATAATAGAATGTTAGGTCAAGTTTCAAGTATTTCGGGAAATAATAATGAAATAATAAATTTTTATGGAACATTACAGCATTGTGTAGCCAATGATGGTTCTAATAGCCTTCATACTGCAAATGACTCTAAACTATCCGGCTTTTCTTATGTTTCGGGAGATAATGTAAAATATATTAAATATACAGAAATAGCAAGATATGTAAGTATTGGTGGTAGGTTAGAGGATAGTGTTCTGTTTAAATATGGTAATGACGGTAAAGGCATTAATCAACTTAATTATTCACCGCCTAACTTTCACTTATTAAAAGGATTAATTGTTAATGAGGATAAACTTGATACTTGGGGCAATTATTACATTGAAAGGACAGAAACAGATAATATAGACAGTTCTTCCGATGTTGGCGTAGACCATATGGAGCAAGTTAGAAAAACAGACAATCAAGCAAATTCAAATACAAATGCTAATCAATATGATATTCAAAATATAATGCTTCCATATTGTTTTCATGGAATAATAAGAGAAGGACAAACTGCCTCGCCAAGTTTAGTTTTGCCTCACCCATCAAATCCTAATTATTTCAGTGGTAGTCATGCAGATAGTTTGACTAATATACCTATAAATGAAGGTTTTTGGCAAGTTAGCACCGCAGGATTTTCGCCGCCTACAAGATTGCGTCGTTGGGTATATGAAAAATCCGCACAAAAAGATATAGCAAGTTGGGATATTTTTAGATGGATTGATGGGCTAAACTTTGGAAATCAAGGTTCAAAAGAAAATAGACAAAAAATAAATTCTTTTAAAATTGTAGGATTGAAAACATTTGGAACAGAAGATACCTCAAAAGATAGCATTCCAAGCCATATAGTAAGCCCATTTTTATCTTATGCTTCTTTAGGATATGTCTTTAGATACCAAGATGTAGGTTCATATACTATGAATGAAGGAAAATCAATTATTTATCCAATGTTAGGAACAACAATAGAAGCAGGAAATGATATGGTAGCGGATAAAAAGGTTTCTTCGGCAGGTATTTATTTAGGTATGAAATTTCATGTTTCTATAACAGGAAATGAAACTTTTGAGACTTTAAGTAATAATTATAAGTCCTATCAAATACCAATGGAGAATGAATTGATATTTTTAAAGATGGTTGATTTAACAGGTTGTTATCTTGTTCCTTCGGGAAGAGGAAAAACAATAGTAAATGGAGGACTAACTAATAATACTTCTACAAACACAAGTCATAATCTAACCCCATTCGATGAAGAAATAGTTTATGTCGTTGCTCATGAATATGATATGACTTCAGCCGCAAATGGAGAATTAAGCATTTTAGTTACTGATAAAGCCCTAACCGCAGGTGAAAAATATAAAATTATGCAACCTAATCCTGTTTGTTTTTGGGAAAACAGTCCTAAAAAAATACAATTGAATACTTTAACTTCCGCATATACAAAAAAAATGGATAGTGATGATATGATTTCCGACCCTCCTTGTTGGGAAGATTATCAAACAAGCGGCACTATGTCAAATGTTTCAGCAAAAGAAGGAGTCCAGTCAATGTATGTAATTGCTGATTTAGATAAAATTACAAATTCAAGTTCTTTAATTCTTAGAACCTCAGCACATTTATCAACGATATTAAATGTAGATACTGAAATGTGTCTTTCCGATGGTGAATCTAATTTAGTTTGTAATGTTAAAGGTGTTGAGGGGCTATTGGGAGTCTTTAATTTCTTAGAAATAGCAGAAATGAAAAAATTAAAAGGCATTGTGTCTGCTACGGAAACATTTGAGTTAGAAGTAAAAGGAGACATAACTAACGATTCCGAAAGAGCAATTATAGGAACAACGGTGGCGATTAGTAAAGATATTGAAGATACCGTTGAAGAACTACTGCGGATTAATGATATAAAGCACACTATTATAAAAGAAAACTACGATGTGTTTAATACAACTAATTTTAAAGGAACAAATTTATTTGAGACTATCAATTACTTATTAAATAAAAAAGATAAAAAATTAACTTATATTGAAGATACTATTAAAATTACTAATTTTGATGATGATGATTTTGTTGCTCAATTCTCTTTAACTGACGATGATATAACAGAAATAAATACCGTAAAATCTAAATTTAACTATTTTAATGAAATTGTAGTTTTTGGAAAACATCACAAAGGTATTAGAAAAAATTTAAAAGAAATACAGAAAAATGGTAAAAAAACATTAGAAATAAATGAACCTAAATTAACTTCAAAAGAAGATGTTGATAAATTGGCCCAAGAAAAATTACTTATACATACTCGGCTTCAAGAACTAATTGAGATTAAAGTTCCTATTTCTAAAATTAACACTTTAACTGTTGGAGAAACTATAATATTAGAATCAAAAGTTGCAGGATTATTACCAAGACCATATATAGTTTTAGAAAAAATACTAACCTTTGATGGACTAATTAGATTAAAATTGGGCCAATATTTGAAAGGAATAGAAGATATTCTTTCCAGCCTAATTAGTGAAAATATTAAAACACAATCCCATTTAAGAGATAATTTTAATGCTAACGAAAATACTTTTGACTTATTTAGCAAGATTAATATTAAAGAAATGCATCTATTAATTAGAAAGAAGGCTGTTTCGGGAGGATTCTTTTTCGGTTTCGGAACACAGTTAAATACAAACACAAACACACTTGGTTTTGGTGGAGGAAGCACCACATTTACCACATTGAAGGAGGAAGATTTATGATAACAGATAATGCTAAAGCACAAATCGCTGATTTTTTAAAAACCCTAATTAATAATGGTAGTGGTAAATTAGGTGTCGGAGGAAACACAACAAGTCCTTTAGCACTTGATTTAGATGTTGAGGTGGCAACTGTTTCACCAATCGCAGAAAAAACCGGAGAAAATGTTATCCAAGTAATGTTAGAAGAAATTGGGTCAAATATACCAAGTAAATTAATAAGAGAAATGGGAGTATTTGACACAAACGGAAACATGCTTGACAGGGTGAATTTTGAAGCAGTTGGGCCATTTAGCGGAACAGAAAGAATACAGATTTTTTTGACAGTAGAGGTTGAGTAATATGAGTAAAGCAATCAATAATCCGAATTTTATAGCCACAAATGATGAACCGGAAGCACAAGCACCGATAACAGGACAAATAGTTGATGGATTTGATTTTCCACATACCGGATTAATCAAAGCATTCAATTTAGCGTGTGCAGGAAGTTATGCTATTAATGGTTTTAATGGAACAAATATTGACGCTACACAGGCTACATTTGCGGGAGGCGATGTTTTCTTAAAAGGAGAATTAGTTCCAATAACAGGTGCAACAGTTACTATAACTGCTACTTCATATAATCAACATTTACTTGTAGCAAGAGGCGGTAATGTAGTTTTGATTCAAGGAACTGCTACTGATGTAGTGCCTTCTTTTGCTGATGGAGATGTAATTATAGCCCTTCTAAAATATACAGGTAGCGACCCTATGCAAATACAATATTTGACTTTTAATCAAACTTCTAAATCTTTAAGCGTAGGGCATATCGCAAATGGAGAATATGTAGAATCGGGAAAAATTACAGGAGATTCTAACAGTTTAGATATTGTTTCCACTCCGACTAATGCAGATATTAACATCACACCAAACGGAAACGGTAAAATTGTCCTTGATGGATTGAATTGGCCTATTGCTGACGGAAATGCGGCTCAAGTCTTAACAACAGATGGAAATAATGGTCTATTTTTCAGCACTGTTAGTTCTAACTCTATTACTGATGCTGATGGAGATACAAAGATACAGATTGAGGAATCTGCTGATGAAGATAAAATTCGTTTTGATACTGCTAACAATGAAAGAATGATTATTGATAACAACGGAAATGTAGGAATAGGAACATCTACTCCATTATTTGCATTAGATATAGCAAATGGAGGACTTAGGACTTCTGCTAATATTGTAAGTTTAACAGATATTTCAGCAAATAATGGAAGTGTTAGTGGAAATGTTATATCAGCAACAACCGCTTTAAATAATAGTGGTTATAGAACCAAAAGCAAATTAAAAGCCGCTAGAGTAAACGGACATGCCGCCGCTAATGTATATGCACATGCAACTATAAGTCAAGCGGTACAACATGGCGGTTTAATTGATGGTACAAAAGAAGTATATTATGTTGGTATGAATACTGATGGTGGGGCTTCTCATCAAATGATACAAAGCGGCCCATTATTTTTTAATGGAATGCCAGTACCAATCGGTTCAAATAACCCTTCGGATTTTTATACAATAACAGAAGCAAATTACAATGTATTAAACTCCGGTGATGTAGTAAATGGCCATACTTATAATCCGGAAGATGTTTTTGGAGGCGGAGCAATATTTGTACCATTAATAGCACCGGAATTAGCATCGGATAAGGAAGTAATTATACATAATGTAACAGGGTTTGCATTATATGTTATTGTTATTAATCCTGCTTTAGACCCAAGCAATAATGACTTTATATCAAGAAATAGATTTAATGGAGGTTTTCATCATCATACTCAGTTTGCTAATATTACTGGTAATGATAGACTTTTTAATTTAGGAAGGCTATTATTGGGTATTCCTTCTGCTGCTCTTTTTAATTTTGCACCTTCTCCGCCTACTTTGCCCCATTCTAATCCTTACAATAAAGATGCTATTCTAATAAAACCAAGAGAATCAGTAAGGCTAAGTTCGATGAAAGCCTCAGCAGGAGAAATAGGTAATGACTTTGAAATAGATTGGCATGCTCAACAAGGATTATTAAGTAATGTTATTGGAGGCCAATATGAAAATTCTCAATGGATGATTACTTCTTCTTCTAACGGTACTGATAAAGCACAAATGGCTGAATTATTAGATTCAATGATGCATGTACCCGTTCATTATACCGGAACAACTTTTATTTGCGAAGGAGATAATGAAGTAGTATTGCCTGACAATCCCGAAGATGGTACACAATTTGCTTTTTTATGTATACAAGGTACGACAACAATTACTTTACCACAAGCGGGAAACTCAGTTACTCAATTTGGACAAAACTTTTTACCACCTGCATTTTTTGAAGCAGGTACAAACCCTGTTTCAAGTATAATTTTAACTGCCGGAGATACTCGTACTTTTGTTGCTTATACATCTCAACAAGGAAGTACGAGGGGTTATCAAGTAATAGGTTGATTAAAATGAATCCACTTTTTCTTATTACTAAAGGCATTAAAGCCAAAAAGAAAAGATTAGCAGGTGGCGGTGGCGGCGGTGGTATTTCTGCTGGAACTAAATTAATCTCACGAACAAGTAAAGTTGGGCCGGTTTCAAATCATGCTGAAGTAGTTTTAGAAATAGAAGATTTAAGCAACGGGCAATACCATGTAGACCCAATAAGCGGTGCTTTAATTAGAAATGTTGTTGTTAGTGATTTTGTTGCCATTTCTAATTCTGTTTTTGGAACTTCGGCATTATTAACTAATGGTACTGCTACATTAAGTATTGCTAATGATTATGAAATAAGACCTTACGCTTTTTATAGTAGTCATAGTTCAGTAAACCCTTCAGGAACAGAACAATTAACTGTTTCAGTAATACAAGATACTGCTAATAATGTATCAAATGGCCATATTAGTATTAATGGACTTAATATTGCTGGCGGTCTAACTTTTAATTTAACCAGCCCATATAGGTCGGATTTTAATATAGGTAATATAGAAATTAATTCCAGTGCTTTAGCAGGAACTCTTATTTTTAAATTACAAATAACAGGAGGAACAACAGATACAGATGCTAATGTAATTGCAGGAACAGCATTAACTTCCGATAGTTATTATTTGAGGGTAATTTTACAATGAAGTTTTGATTTTATGTTTATTAAACTATTAATAGACTTTTTACTTAGTTTTATTTTTGGCTATTTTACTATGTCATTATTATTAAAAGACAGTGAAAAGGTCGGAGTTATTTTTGTTCAAGAAAATGATTTTGATTTACCCGAACAAAATTCAAAATAAGCGAACAAAAAATCGTGATTTTTAAAAAACCAAAAAAAAATGAGAGAGGCCGAAGCCCCCCTCATTTAGTTTTATCCGACCATATTCCATTACAAGCCCTGCATTCCCACAATTTTACTTGTTCGGGAGAACCTACATAAAAACCTAATAGCCTTCTCGCTACCGTTTTTTCGCCACAGTAGCGGCATTCTTGTTTTAAACTCATACAATCACTTGTTTTTGTTATCTTCGCTCATCAAACGCTTCATATATTCTTCAACGCTTTCATCGGTGATATTAGTTCCACCGAAAGCGGCAAAGAAAAGAAGCATGAGAATTACGACGAAAACAAACAAGCCGAACCATTCCCAACCAGTCATTACCAATCAACCTCCATTTCTTTATGTTCTCCCTTTTCCATTGAAAAGCCTTTAACTAATCCATTATCTTGTCCATATTTCCAAAGGTCATAGACTAATTGTGTATCTTTCATGCAATACTCAACAACTTCATCATATTGACCCATTTTCCATAACTTAGGAGCATCTGCACTATCCATTAGTTTTGCATCATTCATGGTGCATTTAACTAAATTCTTTAATTGAAATCTTTCTTTATGTTCTTTCATTAAGATGCGACTTGTATCTATAAACTTCTCTTCTTTTAGATACTTATTAATGCAGTAAATATCCATAGAATCTCTTAATATGGGTAAATCAAAAGCCTTAATATTATGTCCTAAAAGAACTCCGCCTTTTTGAAAATGCTCGTCTAAGTCGTATTTTAGTTCCGATAATGATTTAATAATATGGCCGGATTTAGCAAAACTATCCATTTTCTCATCAACATAAACTGTTCCGGTTTTACCATCCCAAGTAGCAACAGTAGATACTTGGAACATATGGGTATTACCAAAACCGCCTATGTCAAAAGACATATTTTTAGTTTCTAAGTCAATAGCCAATACTGACATACTTATTCACCAGCATTAGACCAAAGTTTGCTAATTTTTTCCTCTTCTTTATTTACTTTAGGTTTCTCGTCTAAATCGGTTCTTCTTTTAAGAAAACAAACTATCTGCTTATTAGCCACAATTAGTTGAGAACAACATTCCCAACCATCATCGCCATAAGTATTTAGCGTGTCAATTATTACTTTTGGCCCTTTTTCTACTTGAAAAACTAAATATGTATTTTCCCATTTCATTCATCATCACCTTTTATCATTTTAATATATGTTGTTCTGCCTTCCTTCTTTTCTTCAAACTTATGTCTAATAACTTCATAATATCTATAAATCTGCGCCCTTGACTTCTTCGCTTTGGTCTTGACTTCGGTTAAGAGGTTGGTCTTATTCACGAATCCCTCATCATCTTTATTTAACTTATCGTAGATTTCTACAAAAATCGGCTCTAAATTGTTTTCTGCGATGCTTCGCTTCTTCTGTCTCATGGTTCTTTCAAGCCAATCAACTAATGTCATGTAGCATTGTTTGATAATAGTTGCGGCTTGGCGCACATTATGTCCTGTTACTTTGAATCTATCTTCTTCATTATTAATAGATGGTGCGGAAGCAACACTACAAAGAACAGACATTTTATACAATATCTTCATTAAACGAGTAGTAAAGTTTCCTGCGATAACCGCAACATCTTCTCTTGCGTCTTGCATTATTTTTCTTAATGTTTCATATTCTAATCTTAAAACTTGGTTAAAGTCGGGAGTAAATGTCATTGTATCAAGAGGATTTTTATTTGCATCTTCCCATCTTTTCTTAGTCATGTTATAAATAGTCATTAAAGCCTCAACATACTTATCAATTGGGGCATTTACTTCTTCTATTGTTCCTGCTTTTGCTATTTGCTCAAGCCTCATTTTATGTTGAATAAATTCGGGAACTTCCCAACAATAAACAAGCATTCTTTGTAATACTCCTTTTTCAGCCATTACTTCATTAAGATTACTTGGGGGATAAGTCATAGCAATTACTGAACGCTCGCAAAAACATTCCATAACCATACCACCAAAAGAAGTTAATGCTTTTGATATTATCCAAGAATTGCCCGATAAAGAGTTCATTAAAGTGTTTAAATAAACAATTGAGTTTTCTTTATGCTGAGTTTGTTTAAATATTCCTGAATATTCAAATTCATCCCAATGGGCTAAACCATTTCCTTCTAAAACGCCCGGATTTCTTTCATATACATTTTCTCCATCATCATCTTGTTCTTTAGTAAAACCACCAATTAAAACAGAATCGGTATAATCAGTGATACCAAAAGTATCAAAGATTCTATTCATAGGTATATTGTTTTCATTTAAATATGGCGGGTGTGCGTTTTGTGCATTTATTCTCTTAAATACTCTATTAGCAACAGGGCCGACAAAATTCCATAAAGTTGATTTTCCCGTTCCTGAAGTTTGAATCCAACAAAAGTGTATTCTTGTATCTTCGTGGTTTCTTCCATTAGGGATAGTAATAAAATCTTTACAAATCTGTCCTAAGATAGTAAAGAAACTTATTCCTGCGGGTATATCATTATAGTGTGATACTTCAACTGCTGATTTTTGAAAGTCTCTAACGACTCTCGGTAGGGCTTCGCTGAAAACACCTGCATTAGTTTCAAGCATTTCCATGTATTCTTCTTCATTATATTCTTCATTCATATTTTCACCTTCTCTTCCGAGTTTAATGTGGAGATTATTCTTTTGGCTAAGGTTTCCCCAATACCTTCAATTGCTTGCAGTTCAAAAACTGAACATTCACCAATTTCCATAATAGAGCCGAATTGCTTTATTAGTTCTTTTGCCTTTTTTACTGATATTCCTTTAATACTTGTTAATAAATCTAATCTTAAATCATCTGTTGTTAATCTTTTAAATACTTGTGGTGCTATTGTTTCTCTTGTTCTTGGTTTCATTTTACTTACTGCTGTTATTATTGATGCCGCTTCTTCTTCTGTTTTTACCCAAAAGGGCTTTATGTCCGTGTCTAATACTATTCTCCCTAATGCCCCAAGAAACTTATTGTTCAACATCACGCTTCTTGCGGCTACGGGTAATTTACTGCTGGAATGTTCAATTATATTTAGTATGGCCTCACTAAGAGAGCCATAGATGATTACTACATTGGTTTGATAATGTCTATCCATGTTATCAAGTTGAGTCCAAAGCCTCTTTGACATTACAGACCCGATGAAATCAATAGTGGATTTTGCTTCAAAACAAACATCATCATAAACATAGTCGCCTATCTCAATCCATTTTTTCTCATGTGGAATGAATAGGGCTTTTGCCTTTTTCATTACTAAATCGGCTAACTTGGATTTTTCTCTTGAATCAATTATTAGCATTTGAATACCTCCAACATTTTCCTACACAAAACCCATCACTAATCAGTTTATCACAATGAGGGGTGTTGTAATTATTATACACAGTAAATTTAGAATGCTTGATAGTTTCGCTTTTATCCCAATCCAACCATACTGAATCGGATTCAGCAAATACTCTTTCTAATTCTTCAACTACTAATTTATGCACTTGTGCTTTATCTGCTTGATTTACTAAATTAGTATAGCCCGATAACAAATCTCGATACCAAGAAACCAAATATGCTCTTGCTAAATGCGTAGGATTTTCTACCATAACCGCATTATGCAAACAAGGCAACATAGGCAAATTACCAACTGTTGAAGGCACAGAAACCGAGCCTTCCATAGCCTCGATAGGGGGTGCTTCGGGAAAAACTACCTCTTTTTTCCCGCTTTTTTTGAACGGTAAAAGGCGAGGCTCAAGAGCCATTGTTAGTATTTCTTCAATATCTAATCTTAAGTCATTAATTGTTAAAGGTATGCAATACCGAGCATTTCCTTTACCATCGGAAGAGGACATATTAACAGTATTAGGAACTCTTCTCAATCTTGTTTTCTGTCCAACTCTTTCATCTAATGAATTTTTCTTACCGACTTTTAAATTCAATAATTGTTTTATTTCTCTAAATAATGTTTGGACATTTCTCATGTTTTTTGTTGTCTTACCAAATAAAAATAAATGAAATCCACGACCTGAAAAAAATAAAGTATGTAAATAATTATTTTCAATAACCATTTCCATTACAACCTTAACATCTCTCCAAGCCATATCTAAATTATTTTCATGAGCATCAAAATCTAAAAAGATTCTATCAATGATTACGCTATCCTCAACAGGCATAGTTTCTGTAAAATGCTTAAAATCATAAACGGTAGTATATACATTAGTTCGGTTATTATGAGATTTAACAAACTCAAAGTATTCATTCTTTGTTGTCATCTTTTTTCTTTTCATTTGCGGAGCGTTTTTTACTTGACTCCCCGCCCAAACCATTCTCGGAAACTTCATTGTTATTACCTCCAAAATTAACTGTTGCAGTATTTAGCATCTGTTTAATTACTTCTGCTACATCTGCTTGTATTTGTATTAATCCAATATCTCTAAACATATCTTCATAGGTTCTTCCTACCATATTTTCATTTATTCTAATATCTCTAATCAATTCAAATCTTTCTTGAAGAGACAATTCTATGTAAATATCATTGGCTAAAGAACCAATAGAAGTTGCTAAATCGCTAACTTCAACAAAAGACCATTGTTTAGATAAAACTTTTTTCTTAATTAAGTCCTTCATTTATTCAACTCCTTTAATTGTTCATATGCTTGTAGTCTGGTTTGTTTTAGTGAATTAGCCATTTGTATAACTCCTGCTACTAAAGCACAAACCCATTCATGACTCTCTTTAGGCACAATTCCTCTAAGTAATATTCTACTCGCAGTAACATAATCATTACAATCTCTACAAACTCTATCTTCAAAATTCTCAAGAAGAGGTTGTGGATTATTACTTTCAAATTCCATCATTTTTTCATTACATAATTTACATTCTATTACATTATTATTCATTTTATCAACCCCATGTATCTTCTTGTGCCGCAGGACAAATACCAAAATAAGTGCATTCAGCACACATCTTGTAAAAGAAATTTGGTGTAAATTCTTGTATTTCATACGCTTTTATTAGTTTAGCAATATTTAATTTGACAGAAGTCATAGACCTTTTCTTTACTTCTTCGACTGTAATATGATTAGCCGCAGGATAATACCAACCCCAATGAGTAACTTTCATATCTTTGTTTAAGCCATATTTAGCCAATACTTCTTCGCTACAATTCTCTATCATTAGTTGATAGAAAGCCATTTCTTGACGCATAGAGGTTGTTTTATAGTCTTTCCATCCTCCTGTTTTATATTCAAAAGGAATTAAATTACCATTCTCTATAAATATTCTATCAATAATACCTTGAAGTCTAACTGTATATGGTCTATTAAGAGTAAATTCTTGATAATTATTCCATGCTCCGCCTTTATATGGGCCAATAGGAATAACTATTTCTGTATCAAACATTCCTTCATTAACAATAGGAAGAAATTCATTTACTTTATTTTCTGCTTTTGCTTCAATAAATCTTTGTGCTTCAAATGCGGCTACATTTAATGTAATATCAAAGTAATCATCAACAGGCATTAAAGAAGTGCAATACTCTAAAATTTCACTATTGTTCATATTCTCCGCTTTCTTAATGTCAAAATCATTAAAGAAGTCTTCACGATGATTATGTAATATCGTTCCTTTACGCATGGCTTCTGTTTGGTCTTGCGGTCTTCTTTCAATATAATTAAATTGATACTTTTTAGGACACCAATTAAATGAACCTAAAGAAGATTTACTTATCTTCAATATTGGTTTAGATGGGTCATCAAAATTTTCCCATGCCCATTTATATGTAAATTCCTGCATACTTGCTATTCTTGCTTTATATTTTTCATCTGTATTCAAAACCATTCCTCCAAACTTCTTTGTATTGTTCCCGTTCTTATTGATGTTAAATCCCATGCCATAGCACTAAAAATAGGCTCGGCCTTCTTTATTACCTGCTCGGCATAGTGCTTGAGGTCGGGATTACAACCCTCAAATTCCTTCGCAGTTGTGCATGATATATACTCAACTATCTTTCTTTCCTTTGTTAAAGGGTGAATATAATACTCACTATTGTTTAATACTTTCATAAAGATATATGAATCATCAAATTCAGTATCTTTACTCCAAGCATAAATAACTCCTGCGATACCCGAACCTATTGTTGGTTTTTTACCTTCAAGAGTTGTGAATTTCTTTGTATGTGTAGCGCATTTACTACATACAGAATGCTCTAATTCTAAACATTCTTTTAGATGATATTTAGTATTACAATCCGGACATTTAACCATGAGTCTATTAGTTCTCAATCTACTTCTTTTAATAAGAGGCGTTAATCCTAAATTACCATCTAAAACATCTGCATATTTATTATGTAGATATTGAACTATTTGTGCTTGTGAATTTTGGTTCACCCACATTTTCAATACATCTGTTTGAACTTCTTTAGCCAACTTAGTTTCACTAACTCTTTTGGCAGTAAATCCGGTCATGCTGAATTTAGGCTCATCAAGCCATTCTCCATCTTCCCAAGATACTAAACCTGCATTTCTGTTTCTAACAGTTCCAACACCTAACGCTGAAAAATACTTTTCAAACTCTAATACTACGGGGTGTTCATCTAATCCCATTACATTTGGAAAGTGTTCTCTTACGCTTTCTTCTATCTTCTTGATAGCCGTCTGCGCTATTTCAACAGAATCTATTTGAACATAAATAGAATCCGTATGTCCATAAACTACTTTCATAATATCACTTCATACGAGTAAATAATATTCCAACAGGTTGATTTGCTAACTTAGCAACTTCTTCTTGTAATTCTTCAATGCAATATTTGAGTGAACCTGTATTATTGCTGTTTTCTACAACATAATCTAAATCTCGCTCTAAACCTTTGATTGTCTGTTTTAATTCTTGTATTTCTTTTTTTAATTTATCTATATCATTCATACTATCACCGTCATAATTGTTATAATGGTCGCTATGTTCACGATATTTACCATCATTAATATCTTATTTGATTTTGCTATCATAGCCAGCAATTCTTCTAATAATTCATTTGTCTTGTCCATCATCATTTTTATTCACACCTTGCTCAATATCAATAATGACCGCATTACGCTTTAAATTATTCATCATTTGAAATATCTCCTTTACTTCTTTTAAAGTAATATTCCATGTTTCTTCGGTATCATACGATACCTTTACACTTACAATTTTAGTTCTCATAATTAATTCTCCTGTAAATCTTTCTTCCTTTAGTTGTTTTAATAGGCTCAACATATTTTTGTCTATTCAAATACCAACCAATAGCGGCATTATCACAAACAAAAGTTGTTCCTCTTGTTTCAATTAGTTTTTCTTTTATTGACATAGCGAAAAATTCTTCGCCAATATCAAGGGATAAAACTAATTCATCTATCCATCTTTTAATGTGTGTGTTCATTCTTCTTCACCCCAATTATCATCAAGCCCTGTTCCCGAAGTTTGAATCCATCTAAAAGGAACTCTTTTATCTATTAAATCCAATAACTTTTCAGCCTCAATTCTTGCTTCTTCGGCACATCTTTTACAATGGTATTTGCCTTCAAATTCCGGCCTACATCTTAGTGGTGTTTTACATTTCATATTTATTCCTCATTCTTTTTTGTTGTAGTTTTAATGACCCATATCTGCCTTTATCATAGCATTTCCAACACAATAAACGACCAATATAACATAACTCGGATTCCTTTTTATTGCATACTATACATTTCATATTTCCAACTCCTTTTTTGGTTTCACTTTATTTATTAACATGATAAGTCCATACTCTACACAATCCCTGCATACCCACCATAACTTATTTCCTAAACTAAACTCATCTAAATATTCATATTCGCTACAAATTTCACATTTACTCATTCCCATTATACTTCCAACTCCTTCGCCTTAAATGCGGCTAATCTAATAGCCTCTCTTGCACTTGCCGTTATAGAAGCCGCTAAATTAACATTAGCCCAACCAAAGCCTTGAAAGGCAATAATTCCGTAAAATGAAGCCATTAAACGCTTTACTGCCATTTGATTATTATACCATTTTTGATACTCGCCACTATCATTAGAGGCTTTCATTCTTTTCTTATAGTCATTTCTTAACTCTTTTAATTCTAATACTGCTCTTGGTAATAGTCCTAATTCATCTGTTTTAAAATACAACATATGTTTCTTTTCGACGGGGCTAAAATCTCTTGGTGTTAGAATATTAACTGCAAATTCTGTTGGTTCTTCACTAATTGTTTCCCAAGATATATTTCTTGCTATCATCATTGAAGGATATAGACCTGCAAAATCAAAAGCAGCAACATTAAGATGTAATCCTTGAGTTTGTTCACTTAATGGGTCATATATCATAGCCCCTTCATAAGTTTCTCTTTTCTCTACTTTACTTCCGGTCTTACATTTCCACCAAGCATTTCTCATAAAGTAAATACTTCCCATATGAGAAGCATAGAAACAAGCATCAAATGGTGCTTTTAGTAATCTTTGTAGTGATAGTATTGCTTCACTACAATAATTCATTTCATCTATCTCAACTATCAACTTTACATCTTGTAAAGCATAATCAAGATAAGTTTCTGTATCTTCTAACCAAGCCCTACGATAAAATTCATTTGTGTCGGGAAACTTCTCCGAGACGAGTTTGTTCTTGTTCAAAACTGTTTCACCAATATAATTAAGAGACAAAGAAGGTAATGTTCCTCTTTGTGAATCATTCCATTGTCTTTCAAATGCTAAATCTAAAGATAAAGTAATTCTTCCATTAATAGGTTGTTCAATAGGACTAAAGCCCTTTTCACCATAAGCAAAGGAAAAACTATCTTTCTTTTTCTTAATACCTTTAATGTGTCCTGTTGGCGACATTATTTGTGGATTAAGACCAAGAGCGCAGGTTCTTTCTAATAACTTAGGAATATCTGCAAAATGACCGAACCATGCAATTAACATATCGGGGTCTTTTACAACCATAGTTGTCATAAAGTTTTCAAGCATATCTTTTTCATTAGTAAAAAAATACTGATGTGCTGAATCACATAGAACATTATCTTTAGGAAACCACGCCCATTGATAGTATTGCTTATCATAATTATCATACACTACAATGGTAGTAATTTCATCATGATGTTCTCCGCCTTGTTGCCATTCCATATCCCAATACCATTTACGCATTTTATACTCCGGCATTTCTTTTATTTCATCAACCGCATATCTAAAGTGAAAAGGCACATCAGCCTCATAGGTTTTCTTGAACATATCTTTAGCCTTTTTAATATCAAAAGAAGTATCAACTACAACTTTCTTCAACGGCTCATTATCAATATTAACCCAATCACCACGAATATACTCAAAGTCTCTATCAATATACTTTGATGCCTTATACTTGGAAGGTTCTTTCTCATCTTCTTTAACATAAAAATAAGGTTTAACTTCCACCATTTCAAACTTCTTTTCACCGTTCTCTCTCCAAGATTTATAGATTCTTTTACCATCATTCATCTTACTTATTATCATTAATATTCACGCACCTATATGTGGTGCTTTCAATAGTATTCTATCATTAGCCACTATCAAAAGCGGAAATTCATCTTTCATGTATATGTTTAGCATTTGGTCTTTCTCAAAGAAAGCATAAAGAGGACTACTAAACTCAACCGTTGCTCCTTCATTTGGATTAGTAATAAACAACGGAGTTAGCGTTTCTTCATACTTGTTAGTAATGCTTTGTCTTGTTGAAAGTGTTATTGTTTCATTCTTATCTAACTTGTATATGCCACTCTTAACCAATTCACACGCTTTAAGTGCATTCTGTAATTGTGCGTGTGTAATAGTAAATGCAGTTTCAAATTGTCCTTTGCCGAAAGTCCATAATCTGTTAGGATTTACTTCATATCTAACATGACTTAGCATTCCCTTAATTCTTGTCAATGGTTGAATTTGAGGGTGATTAACAACTAAAGGTATTGATGCCTTCTTTGAATCACCACTTGTAATAGTAATAAAATCGCCAACTGCAAATGTTATCTCATTAGAGAATGATTTCAAATAAGGAAGGACATTTGCGCTATCAAGACAGCAAACGCCTTCTTCGGATTCACCTTCTAATGGAATAGTTAGCGATACAAAGAAAGTTTGGTTTCCGTTCCAAATGCTCAAAATATTATCCTTAACTTCTAAGAGAGCGTATGCTCCAAGATTAGTATTACCAAATCCATTATTGGTTGTTCCTTTTCCTTTAACTTGAACCCTCTCTAATCCGTTCTTTAGTTTATTTGCTTCAATTGTAAATTTCAAATCAATCCCTCTCGCAATTCAGGAATACCTGTCCATGAAACTTTACCTGTTCCGACAGTTAATGATTCCCAAGTTTTACCGACAAGCGCAGTATTAGTTTTACTACTTAGTAATTCAGCCTTATACACTACATCGTTTTTCTTGCGAGTTCTTCTTGTTGAAATGATTTGGAACATATAATCTCCCCAATTGTGCCAATTAGGTTTAGAACCAATTACTTCTCCTGTTGCTCCATAATCTGCTTTAGCATGAGTAATGTAAATTTGGTCGCAATCTAAATTCTTACACATCATCAATAGAGAATAAAATGGTGCATTTCTTTTGCCCCATTCAAATTTCATCTTTTGTGGTTTGCCAATTTTAGAACTTCCAGTTACATTTAATGTGCAACAATCAAGCCACTTATCTACTCCGTCAAATACAAACAAAACATCTTCTCCTTCTGCTATTTTAGACTTAACGAATAGAACAAAATCTTCGGAATTTGCTTCCGACTTTTGAATATCTAATTCGCCATTTTGGTTTCTTACTTCGGGATTCCATAAAGTAATCCTGTCGGTCATTTCATGATTTTGTCTCCATGTCGGTTCGCAACCATTATCCCAATCTAAAACATATATTTGTTTATTAGGAAAATCAAGTGCTAATCCGCTTTTGACTGTTTTAGGTTCTCCCCAAATACCACAGACTAAACGACTACTTCTTGCTAATCTACCTTCTGTTTGTTTTTTCAATTTATCCTGAAATGCGACAACTCTTTGGTTTTCTATCATTTCATTCGCTACTGCTGGTTGTTTATTCTTACTTGTTAAACTCATTATATCACCATTCCTCTATTATATCTTCATCTTCTATCTCTATTTTCTTTCCATTAAGTTTAGACCATGTTTCCAATACTGTTCTTAATTCCTCAATACCATTACAAACATATCTTGCTTCTTTAGTTCCAATATGAAACTTAGCCCAATAGGTATTTTCTTTCTTGTCATTTTCTTTCCAAGTAATAAAATCTACTTTGGACAAGTCAATCATATAACTATTAGTCTTTATTAAATACTTATCTTCTTTTAATTCATTCATAGGTAAATCCCCCTATTCCTAACCAATCACGAACATAAGAATTTAAAAACTCTTCAAGTTCTTCAACTTCCACACTTTGAATAATCACACCTGCACCCGAATGAACTTTTAGTTCCATTCGGTTCAATGTGCGACTCCAAGAAATGTGTTGGATTTTGTCGTAGTGAATAAACGCTCTATCTGTTTTTAATGCATTTTTAAATATCTTTATCATATTAATTCCTCTTAAATATAGGCTTTGCACCTATCCGAGTATCAATTGCTTCCACAAGTTCATACTTACACTTGTTATCCATTAATCCCAACATGAAATCTGTAATGTCGCCAACACATCATACCGCAAACTATGGAGGCCAATATAAAACCTCACGACATTTCTACGGGGGAATAACCGGAATATCAATCAAAACCAATCAAAGTTATCCTCAACGGGTTGTGAAACTTCAACGGCTGAACCATGCTTTAAGGTGCAATAAATACCCGAAGCATTAATTGTTGTTGGTTCAACTCCTTCATCGGTTGTTCTTTGGCTTGTTCGGCCAACAATAATAACTGATGATTGAATACCGAAATCAATATTCAAATGTGGAGGAATCCAACAAGTTACAATTCCTGAACCATCGGAATAATCCAATTCATAATCAATATCTGTTATATTGATAATTCTATTACCGTTCTTTGTTGGAGTCATGTTCATATTAGTTACTGTTCCATCAGTAATTACATATCTTTCTTTAGAAGGTAATTCCTGTCTTTGAATATGCGCTCTATCTAATTCCATAAGTGGAGTTAGATGAGAACCAAAGTTATTTCTTAGACAATCTTCAAAGTCAAAGTTAGACATATCTCTAAATAATTCATTGTCCGGACTCATTTCACTATTCAATGAAAGACTATTAACTGTTAAATCTTTAGCCCCATAAATATCTGTTCCGGCATCATTAGCAACACAAAGGAAATGCACCCATTCAAATGTATTAGGTGCAAAATCTACTCCGCCTTGATTCTTATAAGAGAAGAAATAAGGTTTCATTTCACTTGTTCCAATAGAACCGTAAAATACTCCGCTTCTTCTCATTTGTTGTGGTGGTAGTGGTTTTCCGTATTGTGCATTCTTTCCGCCATTCATATAAACGGGTGTGTTATCTAAAGGAATATAATATCGGCCATCTTCTGTTTCTTCTGCTCCCGCAGGTAGAGATGAAATGGTTTTCTCTTCATATTCTCCATGTTGATAACGGGAAATAACCCACTTACCTAAAGCATTTTCATTTGCTATTGCTACAATTCCTTTTTCAAGGGCATTATCAGCATCACGCATAAACTCTTCTTTTGCTTTCATTCTGTTCCACGCCATCATATCTCTTGGTTCTTCTAAAGCAACAAAGAATCCAAATGCTGCCTTGTAAAAAGAATCATTACTGTTGTTATTGTTATTATTTGAATCTCCCTCTTGGGTTCTTCTAACATTCGCAACATAGTTTCTCCATACACCTTTAGCAATTGGGGCGGTTGTTTCAATTCCGTTTTCTTCGCAAACTTCAACGAATTTTGCTAACGCTTCTTCTTCGCTCAAACCAATATATTGTGCGCTTTTAATCACTTCTGCTTTCATATCTTCATTCATATTTTTCACTTTCCTATTTTTTGTTTTTTTGTTTTGTTTTGTTCAATTCTATGATAGTTGGCCAATTAACCATGAGGCTAATACTTTAGGAGTCATAGTGGTTGAACGCCATTCACTTTCTCCTATCGTTCTAAGGACTTTAAATTTCAAATTGCTATCTAATTCAGCAATTAATACTGCGTCATGCAAGCCAATACAAATTTCACGGATAGTATATCCATCGTAAAGTAAGTTATGTATTGCCTGTAAAGAATCTGCCTGTTTATCAATTATTTTCATTAGTATTTTGCTATATTCATCTAAACTGTTATCCACCTGTGCCTTGAGGGAAGAATCACTTGCTTTAGCCGCCTGTAATTCAGTAATCGCCCTCCGCATATCACCGTTCATAGCATATATAAAGGAGTTCAAATCATTGGTTTCAAAACGAGTTATACCTTCTTTTTGAAGGATTGATTGTATTACTTCCAATACTGATTCATTAGTCAATGGCTTAAAATGATAGTTAGCACATCTACTTTGTAATGCAAAAATAATCTTATTTCTATCATTACAAGTAATAATAAATCTTATATTACTTGCATATCTTTCCATAATTCTTTTTAATGCATTTTGAGCATCATTAGTCATTCCATCCATTTCATCTAATAATACGATTCTAAATGGTGCATCACCTATTGTTGCACTTTGAGCAATATTCTTTATTGTTGTTCTTACTGTTTCTAATCTTCTATCATCGGAAGCGTTCACTTCAATATAATTATCAATAAAAGATTCACCGAGTATTTCTTTGGCTAATACTAAAGAAGCACTTGTTTTCCCATTTCCGGGATTTCCATGAATTAAAACATTAGGCATGTTTCTTTCATCTATCCATGTTTTAGCATCTAAAGTAAAGTGTTCTTGTCCTATTAAGTCATTTAACTTATTTGGTCTGTATTTTTCTGTCCATAACATTTTTATTCCTCCATATATTAACATCTTTATTTTTACATTTTCCAATCTTTTCAAATCTTTTATTTCTAAGTAGTTGTGCAATTTGATTTGAGGTAAATGAATATGACCTATTGGAAGAATTGCGCTTCCTTGAATTTTCTTTATTTAATTCATCCATTATCTGCCTACAAGTCATTTCTTTGTCTTGTAAAATAGATTCTATTCTATAAACTAATTTGTGTGTTTTCATAAATAATCCTCCAAAGAGGTTTGTTTTGCTTTTATCGGGTCTGTCTTTTTTCTCTTTCTTTTTTCACCTAAACCTAAAAGACGACATTCCCCATTATTTAATTTCTTTTTAAACTGTGAAGCAACGGTCTTATCCATACAAAGTTGCCGTAAGACTCTTGGATTCCTTACTCCAAGCCGTCTTGCTAACTTAGGCAATACTGAATATTTTCTTCTTTTAGGCATATTTAATCTATCAAAAGAGCCACCTTCATGTGCATAGGCTAACATTTCATAGAAGTATTTTTGACTCCATCTTCTCTTTACTACACCATCAACAAAGATTAATCTATGCGGGTGCATATTTTCACTTAACCAAGATACTATTTGAGTGTCCGGAGGCTTGTTATAAACTAATAACTTAGCAACTAAGTCTCTATCTCTTTCCTTCAAGTAGCCTCTTACGAGGGAATAAGTGTCTCTTTCAAACGAGAACGGTTTTTCTGAATTAGGCGCAATTGATTTAATTGACTCTTCAAGAAAGTTATAAGAACCGGCTCGCTTAATACGGCACATATCTTTTATTTCTTTAGGAACTGATTTTTCATTAATGGAAGTTAATACAATTTGTCCTCTATAAATTCTTAAAATAGATAGAATTGCTTGTTTATCTGGTTTATAATGCACATCTTCTATTATAATACCATTCTCCACAGGAAAAGAACCTACATCAATATCAATATCATTAGCAAATACAATCATTGGTTCTTTTACTAATGTTAAAGCCATAGTTGATTTTCCTGTTCCTATTTTACCTGTTATTAAAATTGCTCTATTTTGATTCATTGTTGTTAATCCCATTAAATAACCCCTTTTAATTCTAATAATTTATCTAATCCTTTCTGTGTCAAATGTTCTTTATTTACCAACATTTTAACTACCTTGTCCATTGTAATCCACTCACCTTGACGACTTTCTAAATTGTCGGGAATGTTATTTATTACTTTATTAAGGTTCATTATCCCGCTAATATAGAGTATTGGCTTTGGTCTTGAAGAGGATTCTTCATTGTGATAAGAAGAATATACTCCCCAATGCAACAAAGACCGTTGCACACCATGTAGAAACTTAGCCTTTCCTCTTATGCTCAAACCCACTATTGGTTTGTAGCCAATCTTTAATTCATCTGTTCTAATAATCTTGAACTGAACTTTTGCACATGATAATAAAATTCCTACTAACATATCTTTACTAAACATAATTCTCACTTACTTTTATTCCTAAGTATTCGCATTTGTATCTAAGAAAATTTAGCCCATCTAAGATTATTCCTTTGATGGTATTTTCTGTTTCCGAAGCGTCTCCTGCAAAGATAAACGCTAAACTTGTTCCTTGATAAGTATTCCAAGCAACCGCTTGCTTCTCATCTATTGGGTCAAAAAATACTGCCATTTCCGAGTATTTCTTAATTTGTTGGAGATGAATAACTACGCCCTTAATCAAGAGTTCAACTTCTTCTTCTTTCAAATCTCCAAATACTACGAATGTAAAACTCGTAGCCGTTCCATGACTTTCTATCCATTCTTGAATATGAAGGTCATTGAACATAATAATCATTCCTTCATGTATTTCATGTTTGACGGCCAATATCCATTAGGTGCAGTATTTGTTTCTAACCAAAAGAAATGTGCGGCAGTTATTCGACTATCGCCCCTGCTTATAGCGTTTTCTTCTGCGTTGGCTATTAAGTTGCATAAAGCCGTTTCAACCCATTCACCCACGAAATACCTTGCTTGATTAGAAACTTGTAAATCTGTATTTTCCTTAAACAGTTTTGTTATATTCACCTTTGTTTTTGGTTTATGTTTTGGTATTTGTGGTTTCTCCGGAATAACAATTGCATTATCTTTGATATAAGGACAATACTTCTGTAATACTAATTTAGGTCTGCCCTGCTCATGTAATATATTTTTAAGATGAGCATAACCTTCTTTATCAATTTTAATACATCTATAAGTTATGGTATCAATAATTGTCATTTCTCCTGCTTGAATCATAATCATTCCTCTTCCAATGGTTCTAATGCCTGTTGTAATACTGCTTTAACCAAGCCAATATCATCATTTCCATTCTCTATAAAACTAAGAGCAGTTAGTATAATATGCTTATGTCTTTGGTCGTCAAGAGCGAATTTGTCATTCTCAAGCATACCTAAAGTTTGAGCAATCTTCTTTTTAGCATCTTTTCTTTGATAGTTTGTTTCGCCTTGTTGATGTAAAAGAATAAATCTTCTTTGATATAAACCAAGAAGTTGAACATATTGGGTTCTTATTCTTCTCATGATATTCCTAATTTCACGATTAGTTTGGTTCATTGATAAATCACTTATCTTTATACTTCTACCAAATATATCTGTCATATATTTAGTATTCCATGATGCACTTTTCATTCTAATCTCTCCAATGTTAATGCTATTGCTTCTTCATATGCTTTTTTTATAGGCCAACCATCTCTTAGCATAGCCATAAAATACATTCTATGTAGTGTCCAATTCATTCTAATCTCTCCACATCTTCTAAGGTATTAATATCCGCAACAAACTTATCATCTCTAATTCTAACACATCTTGGGAATCTTAAGCCTAAGTTGTCCTTTTCATCTCTTGAAACTAAATCAGCCTTAACTTCTAAAACTACAACAGGTGAAACAAAGAACTGCCCATTCTCAAATTTCTCAACATTTCTTCTTAGCGTATTTGTTAGGGTGATTAAATCCTCATCGGAAAAACCACTACCACACCAACCAACGCTTTGATAACCATTGTCGGACTTTACTCCTAATTCAAATGTTCCAAACACATTTGCTCTTTTACCTTCTCCATACTTAGTAGATAATACAACTACATCAAGATTGATTTGTGGCGGTTTATATTTAGCCCAACCAACACTTCTTTTTCCTGCTTCATAAGCCATTGAAGAATCTTTGACGATAATACCTTCAAAACCATCATTAATTGCTTGATGATAAAAAGCCATAATATCACCTTCTGTTATTCGGTGCGCTTGATTCGGTAAATCCTTCATCTTCTCAAGTCTTTCATTGTATGGTAAATCCATAATAGTTTCATTATTTAGCATAAGACAGTCAAAGATAACCCATTCAACCTTTACCTTTTCAGCCGCCTCTAAATGATTCTTAGAATGAACTCTTGTAGCCATTAATTTATGTGGCGCAGGTGTTCCATCATCTTTTATTGGATATATTTCACCATCAAGTATTGCATTCTTGACATCATACTTTGAGCATAATAAAACAATATCAGGAAATTGAACTGTTACTAATTTACCTTTACGATTAAAAATCATAACTTTACCATCTTCAATGTGAATTTGATACCTATTGCCATCATACTTGTAATCAACTACAAAATCAGTTGGCCACTTATTCATAGGCACTTCTTTTGCTAACATAGGTGCTACAAACTTTCCATGTGTTAAATTACATGGAGGCTCTATTCCTCTTTCATATGCAGAACATACTACTTCGATAGAGTTAAAGTTCAAGTGTTTCTTTACTTCTTTAACTTTCTTTTTGTAGTAATGAGCCATAATTTTCGTAACTGTTCCTCTATTGATACCGTTTCTTGGTGTTCTTAGAAGATACCTAACAAACCATCTTCGGCCATTAGCAGACATACCAACTAAAGCAGTTTCTACATTTGTAAAAACATCGGAATCAATTTTACCACAATTAAATTCCAATATTAGTTTAGCACTTAATAAAGGCATACCGTCTTTTATTTCTGTTTCTGCTGAAACATCAAGATAATATATTGCATCTCCCAAATCATTGTGAGCCGCTAATAGACCATCTATTTCACTTTCAAAAACATCAAATATTTTTGCTAACCATTTCTTAGCCTTTGCTAAACCTAAATTGTTAGCAGTAAGATTATCTTTATCTAAAATAGATAATACTAATCCTTTATTTTCAAAATTCTCAAGAGCGTTTCCTATCATTTTTATCTGTTGCGTTGGTGTTAGAGTATCGCTCGCTTCTAATAACCTTGCCATTCGTTCCCATGTCATCTATAATCACTTCCATATTTTTATTTATATTTTTTATCAGTTCTTTTAACAGGCTACTGATTTTCCCGTCATGCTTTTCAGCATATGTCCACATAGCATTTGCTAAGTAAATCCATTCACTCTTCTTCATTTGATTCTTCCCCATCTAATCTTTGAAGCAATCTTAAGAAATTAGCCATAATCTGTTGTATAGTATGTATTTCTTCTTGGTTGCCTCTTTCAATAAAGCGGTGCATCATATGAATAAGAGTTGCTTGAGTAATAGCGGGTGCTAATCTTGCTAAATCATTATGAGCATAAATCTCCCAATAACAAACAAATGATGCTCTTGCTAAATAATTACCTTTAGCGATACCTGCATATCCCATATTAAAATGTTCTAATTCAACTTCATTAAGTGCTTTCTTTTGTTTCTTAGACCATTCATCAAACTTCTTATCATTTGTTGTTATTAAAAATAATTTATTATTCATCTTTTTCACCATCCATAAAATCTCTCAATGTTTTGTAAAACCTACTGTATGCTAATTCAACATGAAGTCTTTGAACTCTACTTCCTGCTCCTTTTCTTGGTGGAACAGTCATTTGACTTTCCAAATACTGTGCAAATAAATCCATTAAATCTGCTGAACAGTTAATGAATAAATCTACTGAACCATGTCCATACTGTCTATCTTCGTTTGCTTTCTTCAAACTCTTTTTGGCTTGAACTACGCTTATTCTTTTCATTCTATCTCTCTCCCTAATATTTGTAATAATAATTTTGCTTCTTCCATGTTCATCCGAACACCCTTATTTGTGGGTTTATTATCTTTAAACCATCGAATATCCAAGACTTCGATATTCCAATATTTGCCTTTTTTAATTTTACACTCCATGCTATCATCACGGATAATTGTTCCAATAACTTCAAACTCATCTGTCAATTCATCCACCCCTGTTTGAATTTATCTAAATCTTGTCTTGATGTAAAGTATCTTGGCGTATCTAATTCATCTATACGATTAACTATCCAACATGCGCCTCCTAATGAAGAAACTTGAACCACTTCATATTGACCGCTATTTACTTCTATAACTTCTTTAGTGTTTATTTTAGGAACTAATCCCCACTTAAGAGTTAATTCTTGAGCAACTTCATGTATGTTTTCAGCAACATATTTTATGATATGCGCTCTTTGAATAGGTATTTTAGGAGCAACTTCTATTGCTAATTCACCTGTCATTTTACAGACATTACATTTATTTCCTAAACAAATAGGACACTTTACTCTTGCTTTATGTGGTGCAGGAAGATTAACTGTTATTGCTTTCTTTTTCATTTTCTCATCACCTTTATGCACTTCTCACATACACCGTATCTTCTTACATAATAAGCATCTGTTGGTCTTATGCGCCTTTTACATCTTGAACAGTCCATTACTTGTTCCTCCGTTCAATTCTAAATACATTCCCATCTTTAACAAGAATAATCATTGAACCATCGGAATAAACAGTTGTCATTCTTACGATTTCTTTTTCCATAATCAAGCCTCCGGTAATAATACTGCTACATCTGTCGAATAGAATAAAGATGCTATTGATAATGCCGCTAAGAAACTATTCTTAACTACCTTATATGGGTCAAAGACTCCCGCTTCTTCTAAGTTTTCTATTTTATTAGTAAGAGCATTATAGCCCATACCGGAAGAAATATCAATTTCAAGGTTCGATGAAACATCACCACTATTCTCAATCAATGTTAGCATTGGTTGTTTTAAAGAATATGTGAACCACTTCGGTAAAGTATCGTCTTCTGCTAATTTAGCATATAATGTTCCACCACCAACTACAATTCCTTCTTCTAATGCGGCCTTTGTAGCGTGTAAAGCATCATCGAGTCTTTCTTTAGTTTCTCGCATTTCAATAGATGAAGAAGCACCAATTCTAATTGTGGCAACTCCCCCGCTAAGTTTTGCTATTCTGTTTTTGATTCTTGCTAATTCATGTCCTTTAGTATCTTTAGCCTGTTTCTTAAGCGTTTCAATTCTATTTTGAATCTCATTCCCTTTTTCTTCATCTGTTCCAATAAATGTAGTTGATTCTTTAGTAATAGATATTTTTTTACAAGTTCCTAACTCTAAAAGTGTGAAAACTTTAGGGTCGTCTTTGCTTTCTTCAACAAATACTCGCCCACCTAATGCACAAGACATATCGCCTAATTCATTTATTTGTTCATCACCAAAATTAGGTGAAAGAACAACTGCACATTGAACAGTCTTTTGTAAGAGATTCATAACTAAATTATTCATGGCTGAACCATCCATTCCTTTACAGAAAATAACAAGAGGTCGGTTGTTTGCTGAACTAAATTCTAATAGTGGCATAATATCACTAAACTTTCTAATAGAAAGATTGGACATAAACACTAATGGATTATCAAATTCAACACGGCCATTTTCAGTATTGCACATCAAATGACTTAGATAACCTTCATTGATTTCCATACCTTTTCTAATCTCAATTTCTGTATTATAATTATTAGATTCTTCAACGGTGATAATACCGTCTCTTCCGACTTCATCAATTGCTCCTTTGATTAGACTACCAAGATGCCTGTCATTGTTTGCTGCTATTGTAGCGACATTTAGAATATCATCGTTTTCTACTTCAACAACATGATTATCTAAATGACTAATCATAATGTCTCTCAATTCACTAATCAAGACATTAAATTCATGAATTGACATATCTTCTCCAAAATCAACCAAATTATTACAAAAAGCCTGTGCTAAAATACAAGCGGTGGTCGTTCCATCGCCTGAATTATCTTGTGCTTTACTTGCTAAGTTTTGAACTAATTGAATCCCCATTTGAACATAAGGGTCTTCATGAGAAATATACTTTGTTATTGTAACTCCGTCATTAATAATAACAGGAGGATTACCTTGCAGTATAACTGTTTTCGCTTGTGGGCCAAGTGTAGGTTTTACAGTATTAGCCACTAAATTAATTCCTTCTAATAATTTTCTTTTAACTTCAATTCTATCATTCAGTATCATTCTTTCCTCTCCTATATTCCATTTCTTTGATTCCTTCTTGTATTAAATAAACCATAATCTCATTTGTTGTCATGTTTAAGTCGTCTCTCATCTTCATTATGAAACTCCATTGTCCTTCTGTAATTGGTAATGAATCAACATTAACTTCCTTCATTCTTTCACCAACTTAGTTTGTTTTGTTTTAGAAAATACTCCCAATAAGTTTTCTGTTGGAACAAAAATCATATCTTCATGAGTCGGAAATCTATGTCTATCATCAAATAGAACCTCTTGACCTTCTAATTCGGGATATTTAGGACATGAAACAACAAGTCCTCTTCCATCTGTTTTAACTTGAATACCACTTGAAGAAGTTGAGTTCTCAAGTTTAATTATGCAGTAATCTCCAATAGCCCTCATTCCTCTTCCTCCGATGGTAAAGCAATCCAACCTCTTGCAGTTTCGGAAACCCATACTGATGTATGAGTTTTGTAAAACTGTTTCAGTCTTTTGTCTCTTTCTGTTTCTTTAGACCAAGTAACCCCTTTATCTTCCTTTCTAATGTTTTTATCATTAGGGTGTCTTTCTTGATGCCTTCTTTGTCTTTCAAGAAGAGTTTTAGGTTCTTCATTTACAATGACTTCTCCATATTCTCTTTTCTTTTGTTTTCTCTTATTATACATATTTATACCTCATATTCTTTTGCGTCTTTTGCATTACGGTTTAACATCATTTTATCTCTAAGTCGTAAAATATGATTAATACCATCATCTGTTAAATGTTCCTTTTTACGAACCATTTTCATTATTTTATAGAAATTAACTAATCGTGGACAGGTTTCTAAAAGAGCAGGTGGAATCATTCTTAGCAACATGAGTATTGATGTTCTCTCTTGAATCCTTAAGTATTCACAATTATTTACCGTTGTGAAACTAAAACGCAAACAATGTTCTTCGGCAAATTCTTCATAAATTTCTTTTCTATTTTTAACGGGAATCAACCAATAATGATGAAGTTGGCGTTTGCTTGCTTGGCGTTTGCTTATGCTTACATGGGGGTAAGTGCTTAATAAAATTCCTACAAATATATCTTTGTTCATTGTCATTCTTCTTCATCTCCAAATTTATTCCATGTTTGGGTTCTTTCTAATTCATGATTAACATAAATATCTAATTGCTTAGGTTTATCATTTTCCCAAAAACCATAGTGTCCTTGTCCACCTAAAACATAAGCAGTTTCCATTAATAATTGCCAATTAGATACTGTTCTAATATCTGTTCCACTAAAGTAAGCAGAACCGAATGGGTGTGTATGAATCCAACATTTAACAGGCATCTTCATCCCTTTAGGAACAGAACCAAAATCAACAAAACCGGATGAACCGGATGAAACATAACAATCATTCTTTGCATCAATAACAACTTGAACTTCTAAATGAGGTAGTAATGCAGTTGAAGCATACCAAATAGCCTCATGAAAAGAAACATTATGAAATGCTACCATTTCTAATAATGTTTTATCATCATGCGGAACTCCCTCTAATCTCTCTTTAACAATATCTTCAAATGCTGACATAACATATTGTTCAGCATCAAATCTCGCTACTTCCATTTCTTCTAAATATTTATCATATCCATCATCATCACTATTAATTTGATTGAAATAGTGGTCTTTTATTTTACTCATTTTAATCTCTCCTTAGTTGTTTCTTAATCTTATCAATTCTCTTCTGTAATTTTGCCTGTTTTCTTGCTATCCTTCGCTCTCTACGGCTTGGTTTTGACGGCTTGGCCGACTTAGCCTTACGCTTGTTAATGACCTTAGAGGCTTCTATAAGCATTGAATGGTGTTGAGGTTCTGTGCTATCAACGATGTATTCTAATCTACCTGCTATTTCAGCATAAGATTTATTGAATTTCTCTCTTGCTTCATCTATTGATAATTCATAAAAATTACAAAGAATATCAAAATCTTGTTCTTCTGTCCAAAGAACCTTTTTAGTTTTCTTAGGTTCTACAACAATAGAACGATTTACTGTTTCTACATCTAAATACTTAGACTCAGTTTTTCTTTTCCTTGTTCCCATATTTTTGATATGTCCATTCTTTAGTGCTACAAATGCTTCTGCTTTTTTCTTTGTTATCTTATCACCAATTAAAGATTCCATATCAAATCTTCTTGGAGGCCAATAATCAAGGCCAAGTAATTCTCTTTGTTTCTTTGAATATCCATTATTATCGGATAATCCGGCTTTAAGCAATTTAGCATTAATAGTCTGCATTTGTTTTTCTTTCTTAGAACTGCTTTTAGGCTTCTTTCTAAGAACATACCATTGGCGTTCAACTGCTGGTGGGTTTCTTCCAAATGATACCCCAAGCCTTCTTGCTTCTTTAGCAGTTTTACAAGCCATTATTTGCTTCTTTTCTTCTTTCGTATATTTACTTCTTTTCATATTTTTCACTTCCTTATTTTTATTTTTCTTTTGAGATTTCATTACCTCTTGAATTTCTTTTGATGGAGTTTGTTTCAAAAGCAACTCCCATCTTTTAACATTGAGAGGCTTACCAAATATTTCACCGTAAGCCATCATAGTTTGTTTTTCAGTCATAAGATTAAGATGGCACTTATGTATAAAATCAATTTCTTCTTGGGGATAATCTACATTATTTTCAGTCAGCATTCTATATAATTTTTTAAGAGTGTTGCCCGAAACTGTTGTGTCAAACCTTCTGTTAAAGTTTCTCGCCATTTTATCCCAAGATACCTTCCTTGCTGATGCTGAAACAACATATGCTATTTCCTCATTAGACCATTTATTTAACCAACTCATAGATTCACCACCATATAATCTTTAACTTCATCATTATTTTGAAACCATCTTTGAATCCATTGTGCGCCCATTCCTGCAATAGCAACTTGCATAAAATGAACTCCCTCATTTGAACCATTCCAAGAATCACCTTGACAAGAAAAAGACCGTTCTTCACCCGCTAAAAGCATATCATACATTTTCGGGTCGGCCTTATAACTTACTAAAGCGGCATTCCTACCTTGCGCTCGTAAATCAAGCCATTTAACACTTGTGTTGTATAAGGTCTTTCTCACGCCTAAGTTATCTACACAACAAATAACCAAGTCATATCCTTGCATTTGTTTTTCTGTTAGAATAGGGTATTGCGATGCGTTAGAAACAGAACCATAATAGGTGTCTTTCATAACTACTGCTTTGTTTAAACTAACATGGCCGCTACCAAAGTTTTGATATGGTAGATTTTTCTTTTCTACCACATCGGGGTCTGCTACTGTTATATCATACATTTCTACTTTATCTAAAAGAGGTATCAAGAAACTCCCAATACCACCTGCTCCAATTACTAATACTTTTCTTTTCATTTTTATTCCTCCCTAAATTCTTCTCTTCTATAATGAATATCATTATCTAATATTCTCTTAACTGTTACTGCGTAAAAATTACCGCCTTTCTTTCCTCTATATCCTTCTGCATTCAGTCTTTTTGCTATAAGTGCATAGGATAAATGGCCTTTTCTTTCAACTCTCATTCTATCAATAAGGGCTTGTTCATCCCAATTGGGAATCAAATCCCCGCTATCGGTAGCATTCCACCCATAGATGTTATTTGTAAATCTTGTAAGGTTTTTCTTACAGTTAGCCATTCCCTTTTTAGTCGCATTTGAAATACTTTGCTTTTTTTCTGTTTTCATTTCTTCTTTAATGGCATTATACAAATCAATATCTAAATTATTTCTTGAGCCTAAGTAATAACCTAAGACTAATCCTGTTCCTAATCCTACTAATGAATAAATCATTTTGATTCCTCCATGCTACTAAGCATATTAACTGCGATATACATTTCCATAAAGAAATTTAAAATCCAATCGTCTTTTTTGAGTAGTGTCATATTGTTTTCTAAATCAGCATTATACAATCTATCTATATCTTTAACAATGTCTTCTTTTCTTTCTAAATACATCATTTCCGTATTGTGTCTTGATACTCTTATTTTTTCTAATTCTTCTTCTGTTCCTTTCCACATTTTAATCTCTCCTTCCTGCATGGGGTAAATCAATTTCTTTAATTTCCCAAATTCTGCCCTGTTTAATCAGTGGTTCAAGTTCGCCATACCAAAAAGAACCCCATTCATTTTCAAAGCCTTGAACATAGCCAAAATATAGAGGGTGTCCTCCATAATCTTCTTGTTCTATTTCAGTAGCAAACCAATACCAACCGCTAAACGATTCGTAGCCTTTGATTACTTCTTTATCTCCCACATACAATTTTCCATTTTTATTATTCAACATTATAATTCCTTTCCTTTTAGTTCTTCAACTAATTCAACACCGATTAAATTCAGTATTGCTTTTGTTTGTTTCCAAACAATCCATCTTGAGAATCCTGTTTTCTCACATATTCTCTCTTTAGTAATATTATCCTTAACATATACATTAGCCGCTATCCAAATAATAGAAGCGTAGTATGACCTACCTTTATTGAAGGTTGAGTTTACGACTACTGTTTCAAAATACTCTAATACCCGAATACATTGATTTCTAAATATCATGTCATCTGTTATTTTTGTTAATGTCTGTATCAAAGCATACTGCGGATTAATCGGTTTGTAATTAATGCTATTTCTATGAAACTGATTAATCTTCCTTACTAATCTTTTAACTGATTTAACATTAGGGTTAAATTCAGCGCATACATCTTTGATAGTGTGCGGTGTTCCATTCTCTTTTAGAGCATAATAAACAACTGCGGTTGCTCTTGCTTCGTATTGACTTCTACCAAATATATTTCTATTTAGACAATCAATGTATAATTTTTCAATTCTTGGTTGAAGAGAACTATTCGGTGCTACATTCGCCAATACCATATTACAAAATCTAATTCCATTTTGGATATGCTTAGGTAAAACACTATTCATTCCATACTTATTATACTTGAAAGAACCCTTTCCTGTTATTACAGAACCTAATTTATTTCTGTCCGGTGAATGAACCAATTCTCCTGTTGAATCAAGAATATGAACTGTCTCTTCAAACATTTCTGTTATCAAAACAAGTCCACAGTCTTTACAAACTGTTTCGCCAAGCCGTTCATTAAACTCATTGTTTTGGCTTCTGCATTCTTCGCAAATTAATTTCATTCCCCTCAATCCTATATTTATTCGCATCGTGTGTCATATATCCCCTGATAGTTGATACCATTTTTACTGTTATTAAATCATTTAGAAGTGCTAATGCTCTACCTGCGAATTGGTCGCCTAATGGTGAATTATTCGCTACATTGTCTATACAAATCGGCCCACTCCAAAACTTGAAATCTTCTTTATTATCTTCAGTGATATTGAAATACTTTGTTCCTTCAACTTCACTAATGTTTCCAAGCATCCAATTCTGTTCTGCAAATTCAGCAACAACATCTTTCTTTGGTTGCCAAATATAAGTTGATACCATTTGTATTCCTGTCTTATATCTGTTATTAGTTAGTTTCCAATCGTAGCCTCTACCTCTAACATACATTGTAGTTAATACTCCGAGTTCATCATAAACTGCATGAATACGACCATCATGTTGTTTGCATAAATCCTTTACTAATTGTAATGCTCTTTCTTCAACCATATCTTGAGTTCTGTTCTGCATTAGAAATGCTCTCATAACTTTCTTTTCAGCAGTTGTTGGTTCTCGGCCAATTAGTTTCTTGAATAAATATTTTGGGCCAAGTTTTTTCCATGAACCTCTTGCTTTACCAAGATGATAAAAATTACAAAAAGTATCTAATTGTCTTGGGGTTATTTCTCCCCAAACACCATCGCTTATTTCCATAGCGAGCATATTATCATCTATTTGCACAACATTCAATCTAACTTCCACCTTTTCATAATCATGTCTAAAATGATATGGCGCACGATTCTCTAAACAATATCTAACATTTTCCGGTAGTGATAATGTTGAATATAAACTACTCAACAATACTTCCGGATTATCTTCAAAACAAGATTTGAAAGTTAGCCTTGCTAATGCTGAACATATGGTAGCAAGGCTATATGATTTACCATTTAGTTGATACCTAATACCTTCTCGGCTTAATACAACAGGACAGGTTTTAATCATAACAACATGATTAAAT